ACAATTACATTTCCTTTAGCTGGAGCCATAGCTACAAGACCTCTCATGTCTTCTATCCATCCAATGCTTAATGCAGAGTATGTACAGTCAGCAGCTACATAACCAGCTGTGCCAGGGATTTTAACATATTGATCACGAGCCAAAGATGGAACAGCCAATTGGTTGTTTTCTCCTTCGAAACCATATGATAAGTACTCATCCATTGCAACTTGTTGCCATACACCATTTCCATTTTGAGCTCCAGTTACTGTAACCAATACTGTAGAATCAGAGAAAGTAGTAGTGAAACGGTTTGCGTAGTAATCACGCATAGTGTTCACGTTAAATGGAGCAGGGATACCTGTAAGACGAACACCAAATGCAATTGTTGCAGCTGTTGCAGCAGTAATACGACGAGTGTTAGCAATTGCATAAGCACCCGCTGTACCTACAAATGGAGAATCTAAAACGATTGAAACACTTGCAGTGTAAGCAGTTACTTTGTAAACAGCGCTAGTAACACCTGTACCTTCTAAACGAATGTAGTCACCTACAGCTACGTTAGTCAAAGTACCATTGATAGCTACTGTACGAGATCCGTATACTGCAGTAAATGTTGTAGCTGTTCCTGTTGGAACTGCTCCTGCATCATTAGCTACAGCTTCAAATTTCAAGTAGTTATTAGCTGGCTCATTTTTGAAGTTAAGGTATCCATTTTTAACTAACGAAGAAGCTAGTTCTGCTTGAGTACCTGTAGAGTCAGTTTTAACTGGTCCTGCAAATAAACTCATTGGCTGAGAACGGTTAGCTGCATCGTTATCTCTTTTACGAACTTTGATCCAGAAATCAGTATTGTTAGCTACTGGCAAAGCTCCAGTTGTACCATTAAAACCAACATAAGTTACTTGTTGTACAGGCGCTTTGTATTTAGCAATTGTAAAAGTTGTAGAACCTTTAGTGATTGCTGGAGATCTCATAAGTGAATTACTAGCTCCACGACCTTGTACAATAAAGTACTTGTCAGTTGCTGCTAATGCTACATAGTTTGCTCCAGGAGTAGTATTATAATCTAAACGACGCATTCCTGCATCACATAATACTACTGCGCCAGCTTCAATGTTAGCACTAGTTACTACTGTTCCTACTGGACAAGTTGTATTTAAACCTGTACCACCAGATGTTAATTTAGTTACGTCACTTAGAACGACACTAAATACGTTGTTTGCTTCTCTAAACATTTTTGTTTAAGTTTTAAAATTAATAATCGTTATTTATTCTAGTTCCTTGAAAGGCTCTACTATTTGTACTTTTTGTTCTTTAATACGTTGCATCATTAAATCTGTTGCAATGTCTATAATTACTCTGTGAGTAGATTCATCAAACTCACAATTTTGTTGGTTAGCAGGAGTGTCTCTATCGACTACTATTGCTGCTGGATTCTTAAGGTATCGAATATGATAATCGACTACATTAAAAGTTCCATCAGTGAATAGTTCATGACGTTTAGCTGTAGCAGGAGCAGAAGGACTTATACCTGTTACTGATCTACTAAACTCTGAACGCCATACTCTTGCATCACCAGTTGTACTGTAGTAAGGACGTTTGTACTTACTCCAGTCGAATCTTTGTATTTCACTGTGCGCTACAGTGATAACATACGCTATCATCGGAGTAGTTGTACCACATAGATTCTTATCTATGGTACACTGCTCAAATATAGTGTACATGTGATTTGTTGGTAAATCAAAGAACTTCCCTGTCACATTATTCGTTGCAAGTACGCCAACTTGCGACGATGAAACTGGACAAGAAGCAGCGTCTTGTACTAACGCTGCTAGTCCTTGGTTTCTTATCTCAATTTCCTCAAAGCCTTTGCCTTTTCGGTTATTTAACTCATCGTAAAACTTTTTAACATACAAATTCTCGGCTTCTGTTAAGACAGAAGATAATTCAAAATCCTCGTATCCTGGAGAACCAAAGCTATCTGATCGATCTAACTTTAATTCTAGCTCATCGGCCATTTGATTTGCAGTCATTTTTAATTACGTTTAGTCATGTCAATTTTTGCTTTGATGCGAAGTTTAACTTCTTGGTTATCTGGATTAAGTAGGTAGTTAATTACATCCGTAAGATCTCCTAACTCTGCTCCGTTATCAAGTGTATAACGCTTCTCACCTTTTCTAATAATAGCTCCTGCTTCGGTAGCTTCTTGTACAAAGATACGCTCATTATATTGTGGATGGTTCACAATCTCTAAGAAATATTTAGGATTTGTGTCAACAATATTGAGTACCTCTGACTTCAACCAATCTTCGCTAGCTGTAGCAGGAATAGTTCTACCAAGAGATTTAATAAATCCAATAGTAGATTTCTTGCTATTTGTAATCTCAGCAAATTTGATGAATGCTTGTGATTTAACATTTGCTTCTTCAAGTTTCTGAGTTGTTACTTTGCTTTCGTCTACAATCATAAATTCATAAGTTGCTTTGTTGATTCTTTCATCATAAGATGGAGAAACTAGCATCTTATTAGATAATAAGATTAAGTACTTAAGCATATCTAGAGAGTAGTTAAGATTTAATGTAGCTCCTTCTTTAGTTAGAATTACACGTCCTCTTCTATCTGATCTCCAGAAGTTTTTATCAGCAGCTAGGGTAGGATTTAAATCTACACCTAACTCTTTTTCAAAGAACTCTTTTTGAGTCATCCCGTTTGGATGAGACTCCATGTACTTTTGAATCTTTACTCTTGATGAGTCATCCAAAATTACTTTTACTCCACCACCACGATTCTCACTGTTAAGTGGAACTTGGTAGCTTCGTTTTACTTTGTTGTACAAAAAAGGATCCTTTTTGTTATCCTGATTTGCAACTAATAGGTTACTCCATTTACCCGCGGATTCTACTGGTTTAATGCTTACAATTCTATCCTGTAAGAAAGATCCGTAGACGATCTCTTTTGCTACTTTTTCCATTTTTTTGCTGTCTTAAAATTAATTCTCTCAATTTAAAAAGGACTCCTCCGAGGCGTTCAACTCCCAGAGGAGGTCCTTTCTATCGTATGTATAGGTAGATTATCTTTCTACTGCCAAACGCAAGTCAACTACTTTAGTTGGATCTTCGATCATCATTCCACCCCATTTCTGGAAATGTACTTCATAACCGTCAACACGTGATGCAACCATTTTCGGTGAACCTTTACCTGCAGGAGAGAATGGATCTCTCATACCTGGGATATATGCCCAGTTGTAATCTGGAACTCCTTTTGGTTTAACACGGTAGATACCAGCATTATCTCCATAATCCAAAGCAAGGATACGGTGAGATTCTACGATACCTTTTCCATCTGGGTGACGTTGTGGGAAGTATACATCATCATCAAAGAAATCAACGATCTCAACCATGATAACTACTCCGTTGTACCATTCGTACACGTTCCACTGTGGCTCCATTAAACCTTTAGTGTTTTTACCACCTAAGTTTCCTGGGTTAGTGTTGCTCATCAAGAACTTGTCAGAAATTACAGTGAATTTACCAGTTCCAGATTTAGCTTGGATTTGTTTAGAGATTTCAATCGCACCAAACTCACCTGTTAACAAGTGGATTGTACGTTTGCCACGCTCAATTTTACCAACTCCCATATCTAACAACAACTCTAAATGCCAATCTAAGTCATAAGTATTGTAGTAGTGTACGTTTGATGGAGCGATTTGATCAAAGAAACCTGCACCTGACTCAACTGCATATTTAGTTTTGTCATCTTTGTTCAAGTACTTGTGATCCGCTGTCCAGTTTTTCTTACCGTACATCAACATACGAGCAAACATTTCCTCACATTGGTGGTGAGCTACTAAATCTTGGTAGTTAATCCAGATAGACTCTTGTTGTCCTTTGTAATTGAAACCAAACTCTAAAGGCTCATTTTTACCTTTGTTGATTGTGTTACCTGCTACTTCATACTCCATACGAAGTGTAGAAGGGCGGTTTTCCATTCTCCAAGGAGAAGTGAAATAAGGTTTAGCACCTTGGTAAGACAATGTAGAAGGAGACAATGAGTAGAATTTAGACCAACGAGTACCAATAGCTAATTCCTCAGAAGGAATAGTTTTGTTAGCGTTGTCAGTTACTAATTCAACTTCAAATTTGTAACGAGATCCTGCATCCATAGAACGTTTTACCAATAAATGGTAATCGTCTACTTCACCGCGAAGTACGTTAGTTTCTTCGAACAAAGGCTCGTCGAAGATTAAATAGAAACGCTCACCGTTTGCTCCTACGTTTGCTGGGAATGTCCCTGCAGAGATAGATGCTCCTGAGATAGTTTCTGCGTCAACTAGAGGCAAGTTTTTGTCGTGTTGACCTTGCAACATCCAGTTGTAGAATCCGTTTTCTTGTTCAACTTCTTTTACTGGGAAGCGATCAACGAATTCACGTAATTTACCTTGAAGATTAGTTTTGTAGATCTCTTTGATCACGTTGCTAATCAACTGTGGTTTTTGTTGGTACAAAGAATGGAAGTGGTTATCTGTAACCAAACCATTGTAATCTTTAGCCTCATACCGTTGTAATGGAAGTAATTGAGCCATTTTTTTTGGTTGTTAAATTGTTAGACGGAATATATTAATTACTTATTATTTCTTAGCAAATGCACTTTCGAGCATATTGAGAAGACCTTCTGTTTTCTGCGAAGTTTCGACTGAAGTATTTCGGCCTACACCTCTTTGCTCTTCGGCTGCAATAACTTTATCAAGTTCGTTAATTGCTGCTGTCTTAGCTACTGTTTTTAATTTAGTAATATCTGGTTTAAATTTACCTTCTTTATCTAAATTAAATAATCCAATTGTGTCATAGTAATTGATAAGCATTTCAAACTCTACTGGGTTTCTTTGTTGCTTATACATCAAACTATTTAATTCTGCACCTGTCTTAGGATCTCTGTAGACAGGACTCATAATGTTTTGTTTTAATTTATCTTTGGCAACTTTGTTTAGATTTAAACCATCAATGAAAGCATCTCTGCTATCAATGTTAGCTACTAAACTGTCAAACATTTTAGACTGCGCTTCTTGTTCTGCTCTAGTCTTAGCTTCTTTAGCAGATCTTCCGTGTGCGATCACTGCGTTAGCTTGTGACTTTAATTCAGGAATTGCTTTAAAAGCTTTGTCTTGAAGTTTGTTTACTGCTTCTGCATCTGCAATAGCTTCTAACGCATCTTCATCACTAAAGTTTTTAGACTTTAATTGTTCAAAGTAAATTTGCTTTTGCAGGTTAACATCATTTTTAATCTGCTCAGCATTAACATTTTCAAAGAACTCTAGACGTTGCGCCATTAAAATCGCTTGGTCTGTTTCATCAAACGCATCTTCTATTTCTAAGAAGCGTTTCTTTTCTGAGGGCAAACTTTGTTTCCAACGTTCTTCTTTAGTCCTAAAGTTTGTCTCTACTGTTTTAGTCATCAAGTCTTTGATAGTATCAAGAGTACCTGGTAACTCATCTAATTGTTCTACTTCTGCTGCTGTTAAAATACCTGAAGTAACTAATTCCTTCATCAAGGCCTTATATACTGCTTCGCTTTTTGCTGCTGAAGTATCTATTTTTTCTGCTGCAGGTTTTTCTTCTGCTGCAGGTTTGTTTTCGTATGCTCCTTCTCCTTTTTCAGTCTCTACAGGTTCTAGTGTGAACTCTGCTTCTGTCGAAGCTGCTGTATTATCTGTGTCCTCTGTTCCATCTTCAGTAGCTCTAACTGCTGAGTTTAGTTCTTCGGGTGACATTATTTGAAGCCCATCAAATAAGTCGTTTCCTAATTCTGCCATATTTTGCTGTCGTTAATTGGTTACAATATTAAAATTATTTTTATAAAGAGGGATAATAATTTTTATTTACCCCTCTATAATCCTATAGCTTTATTTAGAGCCTGTAGGTTTCTGTGCTAAAGCTGCACGTTGAATTGCCTCTCTTTCCATGTTAGCTCTTTGTGTTTCTGCTAACCTTTCTTCCTCTAAACGTACTTGTTCATTTTTATAGTTCTCATCGATATCTGTACGACGTAAGTCTAAGAAATCGTCGATTCCATTTTTGTCTGTATCTATACGGGTATCGTTAGTACGTTGGTGACGTACCTCATTACCCATTTCTCGAATATGTCCTAAGTCTAAGTTAGCTTGTATCTGTTCGCGCTTAACAGCAATCTCGTCATCATGTTTCTTCATTTCGAAGTCACGTTGTGCTTGACGATCTTGAGCCTCAAGCTGTGCTTGCTGTTGCGCTTGTTGCATTTTCTTCTCTTCCATTGCTTGGTTCTCTTCTCTAATTTTCTTAGCAGAAGATTCAAGTTTCTTAGCAATTTCTTGTACAGACTCTGATTGAGAGATTGCTACAAGATCTGCAATAGTTGCTTGACCATTTTGAATAGCTGCTTGAGAAAGAGCACGTAAGTCGTTGTACAACTGTGTATCACTAGTAGAGTTAGAAACGTGTACATCATACTCGGTAGAGACAAACTCATCGAATTTAGATACTATTTCCTGGCCCATATCGTCTAGTAAGTATTGACCCTTTTTAGGATTAGATTTGTAAGCATACTTACAGCACTCTAAGAATTTAGTAAGTACTCGCTTACGGAAGTTAGCATCAATAGCAAACCACTTCTCAGTAATGTTAGAACTTTGAGTCATCTCACGTTCTACATTTTGTACTGCCTCACGGTTACTAATCTCGCCCTCTCTTGCTCCCGATACTCCTGCTAATTTACCTAGAGTAGTCTCAATGTCTAATAGTAAGTTTGTATACATACCGATAGCATTAGGATCTCCCATTTGGATCTGTTGTGCAGTAAGAGTATTAAATGCTCCCGCAGATTTACCTTGAGATGGTCCTTTAAGAATCTCGTTAGTTGGATCTAACCATGCAAACTTGTTAATAGTAACATAGCGCATCCATTCTTTAGGATCCCAACCTGACGGAATAAGCGACGAGTTGATAGCAGTAAAGGCACCCTTATACGTGGCGATTTCTAGCTCTCTTTTGTAGTAAGCGATATCGTAAGAATATGCAAGAGGCTTCATGATGTCCATAAGAGATTGGACTTTGTAATCGTTGGTGGAGTTGACGGAGCCTACGTATGGAGGAGTGCCTTTAGATTTGTTTACTAATGATTTAGAAGCATAAGGCACTGGACGCATAAGTGTATAAATATGGTCAGCAATTTTTGTACCTTCCATCCATTCATTAACCCATTTCCATTCTACTGTTTCTCCTAATTCTTTTTTAGGTTTGTAGTCTTCAGGAACCCAGTCTTTTTGCTCTTGACCTTCTTCATCAAAATAAGTCAACTCTCCGATTTTACGTCGGGATCTCCAACATACTTTTAATACACGTACATTGCCATATGTATCAAAAGCACCTGCAAATGTTCTTGTTCCCATCTCATTAGGATGGAAGATAGACAAGGCTCCTTGTTCACCGTAGTAATCATAAACTGATATATCACGATTAAGTCCGATTCCCCCTCCTCCAGCTGAAGCATCTGTTTTACCGCGCTCTAAGAAGTCAACATCATCTGCAGATAAAGTATCCCAGTAGTCATCTATAATTTGTCCTATAGATTTATAACCGTACTCCACAATAATATCCGCATCCTCAATATACATAGAGTTACCTCCCATGGTATAAAGATTCATTGGATTAACACGACGCATTACAGGAACACCTCCTAATACGCCACAATACATAATTTCCTCACCACCTACTAATAGATCTTCAAAAGTTCTTAAGAAAGTAAAGTCAAAGTCTCCTTCTTTATATTCTTTCTTTAAGATTTTGTTAGACACTAATTCAGCAACATCTTGGAATTCATATGTCTTATATTTTTCTAAAGCTTGTAATCTTTTTTGAATTTCTTCGTCAGAGATAGAAGTACTAGTAATCATACTAGTAACTTCTTCTTTAATCTGCTCCATTAACGCCTGCTCTTTACGAGAGATAGCTTCTGAATCATTAGAAGAAATATATGCTTTAAATTCTTTTTTACGTCTTGAGTATTCACCAAGCAATAAATTAATCTTAGAGTTCTCTATCCCTACGTGCTGAAAACTAGCAGGAAGTGATTCCATATCTAGGTTATCAGGATTAATATATTTTTCAAAATCTTTAGAGTTAATAATATTAGCTCTTAAGTTATAATTGGCTTTTTTATTTTTAAAGTTGGAGCGTAGGTTTACATCAGATGTAAGTAAGTGTTCTGCGAAGTCAATATTCTTCTTGTACCAGTTATCATCTTTCTGCTTATCAGATAGTTTCTGTCTAGGGAAACTAATGTAGCCTTGCATCTTTACAGGTGAGCTCATAGTGATTTTTTATTTAAAACACAAATCTATGAATAAAAATTTGAATCTATAGTTCCGACTACCTTCTTTTTTAAAACACCCATTTGTGCAAAGTAAGGATCATCTAGAAAAGTTTTTATTTGTTCTGCTTTTTGTGTGACTTCTTTATACATTGTAGAATCTAACCACATTAACATACCTAACGCTGAGACCCTATCAAAGTTTCCATTAGGATTCCACATTACTAACTCTGTAAGCATAGCAGGAGAATAGATTGTCTCGTAAACTCTTGTCTCTGTTTTATCCGAGATTCGTTCTTGAAGCCAAGACTTAATCATATTACGTGCTTCAGCATTTACTGCTCCTGAGGCATTGATACCTTTAGCTGTGTTTGTTCCTGCTTTATAAGTATCACTTGATCGTAACTGATAAGGTGTATCTGCTAATAAGTAAGTACACTTATTCTGATCAAAGTAGTTATATAAACCGATAAGGTTTTTCTCATACATTCCTATCGCGTTGTAATATAATAATAATTTTCTACATACCTCATAAAAATCTTTAGCTTCTCCTGTACGTCCCGTGTACTCAGCAACTAGTTGACGAGTAAGTC